CCCCAATGTATCCGAATGACGCCCGTCTTCGCAACTTCACATATGCCGCGCCGGTTTATCTGGACATGGATGTGACTACAACCCTTACGGACCCTGGCAAGGGAACAAAGGAGACGCGGACGCGGACTCTTACTCGCGTTCTTGCCGGCAAGATTCCTGTGATGGTCGGCAGCAAATATTGCCTATTGTCCGAGAGCCCTGAGAAACATCCCCGCGAGTTGGGCGAGTGCTCGGCGGACCCGTTTGGATATTTCATTATTCAGGGCGGCGAGCGCATTATCCTTTCGCAGGAGCGAATGGCGGAAAATCGAATGTTTGTTTTCCGTAATAACAAGGCAAAACACAAGGAGGCGGAGATTATTGAATGTAAGTCGATCGGACCCGATAACGAGGGAGTTCCCAAGAATATTGCGGTCAAGATTATTTACAATCCGAAACTTGCGACCGGTCCTGAACACATCCGCGTGACCCTACCCCGCATCAAAGCCGAGCTCCCCCTTTTCATTATGTTCCGTGCCCTTGGCGTAGAATCAGACAAAGCTATTATTGAACTGATTATGGGTGATGTTCACAACGACTACGAAATGATCTTTCAGGAATGTATTATGGAGGCGGCGGATATTCGTGGCAAGCAGGTGGCTCAAGATTATCTCCAGAAACATCTGGGCAGCGGAGGCGGTATTCGCGAGCAGCTAAGTGCCTCCACCCTTGCGACCTACAAGGCGCCGAGGGAGAAGCTCATCTCGGAAATTCTGGCGGAGGAGTTTCTGCCTCACATTGGCGGGGCGGACATGATGTACGAAAAGGCGTGTTTCCTTGCCGCAATGACCAAGAAGGTGCTGGATGTTTACCACAATAAGATTCCGTATGACGACCGTGACGGCTATCCGAATAAGAAGGTGGAGCATCCTGGCAATCTACTCGGCAACCTTTTCCGTTTCTACTTTGGCACAAAAGTCATCAAGGATATGAAGTCCACGATTGTCAAGGAAATCCACAACGGATCTTGGAAGGCAAGTGGAAAGTTTGAAAATATTATTAATACTACAAATGTTTACAAAATCCTCAAGACAACAATTGTTGAGGTGGGTATGAAGTCTTCTCTCGCTACGGGTAATTTCGCCTCAGGCAAGATGGGAACAAAGACCGGTATCAGCCAGGTGATGAATCGTCTGACATTCTTGAGCGGTATTAGCCATTTGCGCCGTCTAAGTACGCCGATTGAGAAAACGGGCAAACTTATTCCTCCGCGCAAGCTTCACAACAGCCAGTATGGATTTATTTGTCCTGCTGAGACGCCTGAGGGTCATTCGGTCGGTGTAGTGAAGAATCTGGCATCAACGGCTAATATTACATTGCCCAGTTCGCCGAATCCGGTCCTTAAGGTCCTGTACGATGAGCTGAAACTCAAACATCTGGCGGAAACAACCGCAATTGAACGCCGCGATCTTCTGCGGGTGTTTATTAACGGAGCATGGATTGGAACTCTTGGTGGCAGCGCCGATGCTTTCCGCGCAGTTCAGGCGCTTGTGACCGCCAAGCGTGCCGGTCGCGTTCATCCGTATACAAGCATTGTTTACAAGTCGAGTCCAAATGAGGTCTGGATTAATACGGAGGGTGGTCGCCTTGTCCGCCCGCTGTTCATCGGTGAAACAATCCGCGAGGTCCTTTCTACAAATTGTCAGAAGCCGTGGGACGTCTGCGATTCTTGGAATGATCTGATGCGCTGGGTCAGCCCGACCGGCAATCATCTGATTGAATTTGTAGATGCAGGCGAGTCCGAGAATTTGTACATTGCAAAAACTCTCGGTACCCTGGATTCCGAACATACGCATTTGGAGATTCATCCGTCGGTGATCATTGGAACAATGGGGTCGAATATTCCGTTTCCTGACCACAACCAGTCGCCGCGAAATTCTTACCAGGCGGCAATGGGCAAGCAGGCAATGGGCGTGTATGCGCTCAACTTTACCGAGCGTCTGGATACGATGAGCAATCTGCTGTGCTACACGGCGCGCCCACTTGTCTCGCCTTATATGAGCAAGTACTACCGTGCTCAGGATATGCCATCGGGCTACAATATTATTGTGGCGATTATGACGTATGGCGGCTATAATCAGGAAGATTCGGTAATGATTAATCGGGCTGCGCTCGACCGCGGACTCTTCCGTTCCATCTTTTACCGAACGTACAAGGACGAGGAGAAGAAGAATCAGGCAAGCGGCGAGGAGGAGCGATTCTGTAAACCGGACCCGAGTCTGACCAAACATATCAAGTTAGCGAATTATGAGAAGCTGGCGGCGGATGGAATTATTCCTGAAAATACTTACGTGGACAATGATGATATATTGATCGGCAAGGTTGTCCCCATCAGGTTGCGGGCGGTCGAGGGTGCAATGGCGGCGGGAGTCAGCCACTCGTCGTTGGCGTCCATGTCGGCAGCGGCAGCTGCGGCGGCGGTGGAGGCGGTGGGCGGCAAGCGTTACCGAGATGCGTCTAAGATGCTCCGTAACAACGAAACGGGATTTGTGGATAAGATTTATCGTGGACGGAACGGCGAGGGATTCTCGTTTGTAAAGATCCGCGTGCGGTCCGAGCGCATTCCAACAATTGGTGATAAGTTCTGCAGTCGCCACGGTCAGAAGGGAACGGTAGGAATGATATTGGAGCCCGAGGATATGCCACAGACGGCAAGCGGCATCGTGCCTGATATTATCATTAATCCTCATTGTATTCCTAGCCGCATGACAATTGCTCATTTGATGGAAACGCTGATGGGGCGCGTGGGGGCGGAGATTGGCGCGGTGGGTGATGGCAGCCCTTTCACGGATGTAAGCGTCGACGGACTCTCCAAGATGCTCCGCGATGACCTTAACCTGGAGCCATATACAAACGAGGTGATGTATTGCGGAACAACGGGCAAGCAGATGAAGACGAATATCTTTATGGGTCCTATCTTCTACCAGCGCCTCAAGCATATGGTGGACGATAAGATTCACAGCCGCAGCTCGGGTCCGTTGGTGATGCTGACTCGCCAGCCGGCAGAGGGACGAGCGCGGGATGGAGGTCTGCGGTTTGGTGAAATGGAGCGCGATTGTATGGTTGCGCACGGAGCGTCTGAATTCCTCAAAGAGATCATGATGGAAAAATCGGATAACTTCCAATGTTTCGTCTGTAAGTCGTGTGGTCTGCTGGGTCAGGTGAATCCGAAGGCGGGAATCTACAAGTGTACCTCGTGCGATGCCGTGACCGATTTCTGCCAGATTCGTGTCCCCTACGCCTATAAGCTGTTCTTACAGGAGTTGGAATCAATGTCAATCTGCAGCCGGATTCTACCTGAGTCAAGGCTGCGAGCGATTGCAAATACGGCAAGTCTGATGCCTGAGTTGGCATCGGCAGTCAAGGCGGCACTTTAGGCAATAAAAAAATCATGGATTATCCGTTGTATCACAGTCTCCGATCCCTAAAATATTTGGATCGCGACCTTCTACATACCTCCACCGATTTTCCTTCCACCATTTTTTTGCAATCCTTTCTTCGTCCTCTTCTTCTAAAAGTTGTGTAAATGACTTCTTATCAGATGGCGTATGTTCAGGACACCGCTTACGAGGACTCCAGCACCATGAGGTATTCGATTGCCTTGAACCCATTCCTGTTGTGGTGGTCGGGTTTTTTTTGACAAATACTAATCCTCTCGGAGATCAAACGCCAATTCTGTAAATCCGTCAGCTGGTGCCGGCGCAGACTTTTCTGCAGAAATGACATCCCGTGCCCAGGATCCAATCAGTCCCGCCGACTCGCCATAAAAGTCCCCTCCGCCCCGTCCGTTTCCTTCGCAAGTCAAAAGCGGCAACGGATGAATTTGAAGCCCGTTGTGCCCCTTGGGAACCTTCCGTTTGTCAACAAATTGCCGCTTTGTATGATTGACCAGAAACATATACTCGCCGTCAGTAATGACGGTAGAACGAAGCATCAAATCATTACGCTCGTTACAAATCAAATGTAGATTTTTGCCTAGTCCAGGTTCCGCGTCGGCGTAATCGCCGCACCAGGCAACGCGCGACATATGATGCCGACCCTCAGGCGTGAGCTCCCACTCAAATGCTTTAACCCCCATGCAGTCCTGATATGAATGTTCCATAAGTTTCGCACCGAACCCAGGTGCCATCCACACACGAATCCATCCGTTGGCGTCCAAAATTACAGCATAGTAGTACTGTCCCATTTGTTATGCTTATATTATAAGCATAACAAATTATTCAATTTTGTTCGAAATTCAGCTGGCAGAGCGAACCAAACGGCGCAATGTTTTATGTACGAGTTTCGACTTATAAGCTATACCTAATATAACAGAAACAACCAACATAAATAAAAATGTGTAAACATTATTAAATATATATCGGCAAATATTCACAATCATAGCGACAATATGTTCATACCAAGTAGTCGGATTCGCAGACATACTCATCGTTTCGCGCGAAAAAACAGTCCATCCAACATTGAGTTGTCGTACCCAGGATTCGGCAAGCGGGCTGCTGCCAGGCGGCACAACTAAATAATGCATTTTGAGAAGAACACGAACTTTATCTTTTGGAATCGCTCCCTCAACACAATGCATATCCTTATTATAGTCGAGTCCGTGAAAGTCCCGTGTATTCATTTTAACACGTACGTTTTCATCGGGAAACGTTGTGGTCACTGTATCATTTTCATTACAGGCAATAATCACACGATAATAAGTAACTCCGCCAGTCGGAAAAAGCGCAAACGGGCTATCATAGTGGCAGTCTACAAGTGAGCGATCGGAGCCGACTGCGCCCTTGGGGCTCACCGCCCAATAAATCTCGTCAGCCTCCGTGACCGGTTTTATCGCAGTGCCAGGAAATCGCTCTTGGATTTTGTTGAAAATCGCAGGATCGGCTCGAACCGCTTCAAGTGCCGAACGATAATCGCCACTCTCAACCTTATTAATCCATTCGTGGTGAGCGGTTGTATATTGCGCATATCGCTCTTTGGCAACTTGCGTAATATATTGAAGATTCTTATCGCTCGTAATAGCACCTGATACTACAGCGAATCCCTCCATCTTAAAGAAGGGTGTGAAATTATTAGCGACGAGCATTAAAAGTGACAAGTCCGACAAAAAGGGCAGCGAAAAGTGCACCGGCAAGAACTTTAGAGCCAGTGCTGCTGCCAGACCGAAATCCCTCCACTTTCGCATCCGATTTATATTCGTCAGCACTTACCCACGAATCGAAAATCCAATGACTGACTTGAGGGGTTCCGTTTCCATCATAAGTTACTTTTTCTTTGGACGGATCGATCCACCATTGACCGGTAACGCGACTCTGAATTTTACCATTGGCGTCGCCGACCGGTAGTGTCACTTTACGACAACGAGCAAATCCGCTGTTTATTACGGAATTAAACATTGGAGCGGGATTAAGGGCACTTGCGGCATCCTGAAATATACCGGGCGCTAGACCGCGAAGTCTTACGTGTAAAGTATTTTGAATTTCAGCACCAAGGCGACCAGGCAGATCTTTAGGAATCGTATTTATGTATTGATACATATCCTGACCATTCGAACAAGAGATGCCGGTGTTGAGGAAAAACTTCAGACCGAGCGGATTTTGGCTGGGGCAGAGATCTTTGGCGTATCCGTGATTTTCGCCAAATCCGATTGTATCTGCGTAATAATCAACGCCGCCCATTGCACCTGTAATGCCACTCCATGAGCCGTCGCCAAATCGAACACCCACATCGCCTGGTGTGGGCAATTCCGCTGAATAGTCGTATTTAGGTCCCAAAATATTCGTCATATTTGGCGTATATTGTGCGACCGCTTTTTGTGTATTTTGTAGAGCACTCATTGCGCCTACCTCCTTAATTTAGACATCTATTTTCTTACAGCTGTGAATGCAACAAGCCCGACGAAAAGTGCGGCGAAAAGCACACCGGCGGCGACGCGGGACCCACCAATGGGTGCTGCCGCTGTTGACCGAAAGTCTTCGATAATGTTTCCCTTTGCGTCCTTTTTCGGGTAGATTTTTTTCGTTTTATCATAGTCATCGGCACTCAACCATTTATCAAATACCCAGTGGGTTGCGTAGTATTTTCCGTCGCCGCCTTTTGTGAGTTTTTCGGTAGCGGGGTCAATCCAGGGGCGGGTCACATTTGCGTTTTTCGAACGTAAATTGCCCTGATAGTCGCCAACCGGTGCCGTCATTTGTTTACATTGGGGGAAGCCTGAGCCGATTGCCGCTGAAAAGAACGGTACGGGATTAAGCGCACCGGCGGCGTCATTGATAATTCCTGGCGCCAATCCTTGAAGACGAATACCTTTCATCTCTTCGGCAAGTTTATCGCCAAGGGGACCAGGGAGTCCCGTAGGAACAGTGCTTACATATTCGTACATACTTGCTCCGTTGCTACACGCGGCGCCGAGTTTCGCGTCCGCTACTTTAACAAAGAAGTTAAGACCCATAGGATACTGAGACATACCGTCGAAATTTTTGGAAAGTCCCATTGATTGTCCGTATCCAAGCGCACTGGCGTAATAGTCGACGCCCGCCGCTGCGCGAGCAATTCCGTCCAAGGAGCCGTTGCCCATATTGATGCCGAGATCGGTTGGTGCCTTCATTTCGCCCGAGTAGTCATAGGTCGGTCCAATCAGCGCACTTGCATCGGGCAAGTAATTCATCACTGCCGTGGGCTGCTTGAATATGGAATTTACCTGATTTTGTGCGGCAGTGACTCCACTCGCAAAACTATTTGCAGCGCCTTGAATATCCATTGCGCTCCTTACTTGAAGGGCGCGAAATTACTTCCGCAGCGCCGTATATGCGACAAGACCAAGAAACAGTCCCGCAAATAACACACCCGCACTTATTTGTTCGGATTTCAGGTTTGACGAAAATCCTTCAGTACCCTTGTTCTGAAGGGCGGCTTTTATTTGATTTGCTGACGGTTGCGGTGGGATTGGCGGATCTGGTGGCGTATTTTGGTCGGGGATATTTGCCGATGTATAGAGTCGTCCCATTTGTTTCAGTTGTTGTTGAGTCCATTTGTATTCGTCCTGGCTGATCCATTTATCAAACACCCAGCGGCGCATAAAAGGCTGAGGTCCACCAGGTACATATTTTGTACCGTCGCCAGGCGGAAGGGTTTTATAATAGACTTTATCGGCGGCAGGATCGACCCAGACATTGGGAACCTCAATAGGGGGATTATCGCTACCCGTGGGATCGCCATTATAAATCGGTTTCGGAAAACGGGAGGCGAGTTGTCCATCGGCGTTTCCAACAGGAGCCTCCATCAGTTTACATTTGGGGTAGCCCGTGCCCATTACCGCATTAAGAATAGGTACGGGATTCAGTGCCTCGAAGGAATCCTGCATAGCACCTGGCGCGAGACCCTGTAAATTCGCACCAAGGGTTGCCTTAAGTCCCTTTCCTAAATCGCCAGGTAACCCTGACGGAATTGTTGTCATATATTGATACATATCGGCGCCGTTAGAGCATTGTTGTCCGGTATTAAAAAAGTAGTTGAGTCCAAGCGGTGACTGGTTGATATAATTAATATTTCCGTAACCTGGTATCCGTGTGGTGGGAGTTCCAAATGCCATAGTATCAATATAATATTGAATACCGTCAACATTTCGTTCGATTTGCTCCGCCCCCCGTCCAATATCGCCATCACGACCGATGCCAAGCTCTGACGGATACATCATTTCGTTGGAATAGTCGTAATATGGACCGAGCGCCGTCAGTCCGGTCTGCGTTGTCGTTGCGGACATCCTTACCATATAAGCCGATTTTATCTGCACCCAAGTAAAATATGGAAGCGCAGAAGAAAATGGCACAAGATTTTATCAAAGAACTAATGGAAATAGATTTCAAAAAGTATGAGTCATTTGCGCCGGATGCTGTTAGAAAGGCACGGAAATGTATGAAATATTTCAATTGTTTGGGATGCTTAGATACAAAACGCCTATTAAATACAACGAATGGATACTGGCACGGAATTTATTATGACGAATACACATGTCCTTTATGTACTGGAAGTCGTGATTTTAAAACTAGACACAATACTTTAACGGATGCTATTAGCTATAATAGACGCCAGATACCTTGTAATGATACGGATAAGCGATCTACCTATTCGCATACAGCCAATTTATCAAGAATTTATGAGCTTGAATATGAAGCAAAAGATAAGGCAGAGGCTGATAAAGATCGAGCGGTAAAAGCAGCAAAGGCAGATGCCGAACGAATGAAAGCGGATGCTGATCAGCTACAGCGCGAGTTGGATAAGAAAGCGAGCGATTTGAAGGCAGAGGCAGATCAGCGGCAGCGCGAGTTGGAGAAGAAAGCGAGCGATTTGAAGGCAGAGGCGGATCAGCGGCAGCGCGAGTTGGATAAGAAAGCGAGCGATTTGAAGGCAGATGCGGAACGAATTCGCAACGAGCGAGCACAGTTAACCGAAGATAAAAAACCGCAATTTGGATGCCAAGAGTTTCAAGAAGTCAAAGTGAAACAGAAGTCGGTTGATATAGAAGTCGATATAAGTGGACTTGTAAATGATATTTCAACAATTATTGCATTATCAGCAGGTAATATTGCAGCATTACCAAATTTTTTAAAGGGAATCAAAACAAGTTTGAAGCTTTGCTGGTTAAGTGGTTCAACGAAGAATCGTACATTTAATAAACTTAAAAATGAAAAAGACGAAACTATCTACGTGCGTCTTGATTACGTTAAAGTTACAGATGAGACAAAGGCAGTGCTTAGCTTTTTGCGAGCCGGTGGTTCAACAAAGACAGAGTATATGTATGTGAGTTATCTAGTATTGAAACCGCTTAATGATGCGGCAACGCGTGCGTGTGAAACTATGATGAGTGAGGATTTTGAAGTTTTGCGCACCAACCTGCGTTCTGCGGAAAAAGATAAAAAATGAGGAGCCCCCAGAACCACCCCCCGTACATTACAACAAGTTGTAAATGACGTCCCTGTTATTTCCGGGTGTAGTATCACGTGCCTCACACGACACGGCTGAGCTTTTCAGTGAAGACGCATTTGCTCCTTTGGGGGATTGGACAAAGGCGGTAGAAGAGTTGGCGGACAC